GAATGGCTGATATCTACCCATCATCTGAACTGTTGGCTTTGCCCAATCAAAATCTTCCATTGCAATTGTATATGCAATTTCGTTAAGTTCATCTTCATAGTCCCAAGAATTAATCCAGAACATAAATTCTTTTGGTTTCTGAAATAGCTTGTTTGTATCTTGAAACCTACCTTCCTTAATTGTATCCATAAAGATAACAATCTCACCAGCAAACAGATCTTGGGTTTCTTTTGTTGGACAGACAAAGTCACATACTGCATGGCGACCCCGGGCGTTAGCTTCTTCAGCAAGCTTTCTCATTCGTTGAGCTTGTCTCAATCTACCTTCTGGGGAAAAGTCCCAATCGTTGAATTTTTCTCTTACCTTATCAGCATTGAAGTGTTCTACTTTGCCTTCGTGGCCACCAAGAAGGTCAACGAGTTTCATTGCGAAAGTGGTTTTACCTGAACCGGGTAATCCCATTACTAATATTGTCGATGGCATATTAAATCTCCACTAAATGCTTATGATGGTTTATATAAAACAGCGCTTGCTCCCACGCGCCAGGTATTGGCTTGGGGTGATCATCAATTATGATAACTTTATCAGTATTGAATGGTGTGGGGACCAAGTGCTGGGTTAGCTGTTTATAATTTTTGATAGTGGCCTGACTAATGTTGAGGCGATCAAATTTCATTGGTTTGATTTCATCTTCATATGAAACAACCCTGATGTTTGGATACGTTTCATATATAATTCTCCACATCATCAACTGCTCTAAAAATACATTAACGTACATATGAAGCCATCTAAAATTAATCCTTATTTCGTTATAAGTTTCAGCTTCCATGTTATTGGTGTAGATGAAATGGCCATCTCCTTTCAGCCTTGCTATCTCTGATCTATACCTGGCATTAATTTTTGAAATAAACTGGGAAGTTACATCTCGCCTATGCGGTAGGTAAATATTTACACCACTCTTTGCACAATAGTTAATGAATTTCCAGTCAATCGTTAGCTTCTCGAGATTTTCTTTGACGGTCCATTCCTCGTTCGTATTTTCAAGAAGCCGAATGCGGTTCTGCTTAGCCTTAAAATAGTCAATGTAATTAGAACCTCTTGTAGCTAAGTTGTTGTGTTTTTGTACTATGTTTGTTTGAGAGAACTCTTTATACAAGGCCTTTAATTTATTTGTATCTGTGTTATAATTATAATCCCTTACCATAGAATGAAGTCCCTCACCAAGGTTTATGGAACCATCATTGTAGGCTATAATATCAGTAAGTAATGTACTACCTGATCTATTTGTAAAAAGAATTAGATTACTCATTTTGTAATTAAATATTTTTCAATTACTGGTTCAATAACATCCCAATTCGCTATTGTATTTTTTTCTTTTGTAGGAACGAGATACTCTTCTTGCTGAAGATATTGGTCAAATAACTCTTTTGATATTGATGCAGACGTGAAATCACTCTTAGCTATTGTATCTTCATAGCACATTGTAACACCGTGTTGTTTATATCTATCATGCAGGTAGTGCCATGTATGTATAGATGAGCCTATTTGGTAACACAGATTATGCATACTCTTCTCGTCATATGTAAGCGATTCATTTTGAGAGCTTTTTGTCTTATTAGTATAGATGTGCCCTGACCATGGTCGTTTATTGTTTTTCTCCCTTGCCATCGCTGTTACTAGACTACGCATCTGCTCCACTTTATTTGATCTATATAAGAAATAAATTTCAAAGTTATATTGTATAGCTAGCTGCAAGATTTTGTGAGGAAGTGCAGCTGGATACGTATAACATTTCAACACAACATCATTATATTGCGCAAGATCAGCAGCAAACGAGAATGCACGAATTATTTCATTGCTCATTTCATAATAAAAATCTTCCGGCCGTTTGTTGTTTAAGTTTACTCTTGCATTGAAGTTACCCTGTTTAATGAAATCCACAACTCGTGGTGGCAACTTATTTAAAATTTGAGATCTTATTTGATGTGACAATATTTCATCGAGGTTCCAAGCATTATACTTAAATGCCAGTAAATCAGCAAGTATAGAACTTCCGGTTCTTGGTGTAAAGAAAATTATACAGTTAGCCACCGCGCCTTAACCTTTCACCGCTACCAATTGTCTTAGGATCAGTTTCATCAGTAACATACTGATAGGCACCCTTGTTATAGGCAATAGCAATTCGCTTACTCTTAGCAATGATAGCCTCGCGAACATGCTCTGGCTCTTTAGCTAAAACTGCAGCATCGGTCATTGATACACGCTGGGTGAAGCAGGCATTTGTCTGAAGCGACTTTGCCTGCATAACAACCTCACTATCAGGTCGGGGCGGACGATAGTCTCGAGGGGTATATACAGACTTGCTATCCATGTATTTTTTAATATCAAGCTTAGTAGCAATAACGCCACGAACCTTGCGCTTCTTTTTAGGCTTGAAGCGAGCACGAGTGTAGATTAACATACCGTCCACTATACGCACATTGAGCAAATAGGTCAACAACTAAAATTCCTAATAGAATCAAGAAGTTAGGCTAGCCCAGCTTGCTGTAGCGTTTTATTAGCCTCTGCATCGACAACTCTCTGCCGTAATTCCGTCGTAGAAAATGTATGTTCTCTTTTGTTAAAATAGAACTTAATACCACGTTCAATACATTCACTACGACCGGTAAACTCTCTGTGCTCATATTCGTCACCTAGAATGCGAATATTGATTGAGTATGCTAGAAGAATATCGACAAGATCTTTTTCTGTAGCATATACCACAACTTCATCAACATATTTGCAGGCCTGAAGCTGAACATATCTTTCAAAGATACTTTGTACAGGCTTATTCTTTTCTTTTCTGTCAATTGTTGGGTCTGTTTGTAAACCAACAATCAAGTGGTCACACTGCGTCTTTGCTTCTTTTAGCATAATGACATGACCAGCATGAAATAAATCAAATGTCGAGCAAGTAAATCCTATTTTCATAATCCAATATTCCTTCTAGTAAATTTTACTAAAATGTTATCATTATAGTATTTGTCTGACTCTAGAACTTCATTGGCAAACTGCAACTTAGCTTCCCAATAGTTTGTTTCACCTCGAGTCTTACATAAGCGAACAATTCGTCTAATAAACTTGTCTTTACCTAACCTTTCAATATCCTCTAACAAACGAGGAGAGGACCCGTAGTAGTCCTTCCAATCAGACTGCTTACGCGTCTTCCTTTTCTTACCCTTAACTTGTTTGGTACCAGCTTTCGTAAAGTACTTACGGCCTAGATATAACTTGTTATTATCTAAACACTCAATCTCGTAGATGAAGCCATAGTAGCCTTTAACATCTTCATCCGTAAGTTCTTTGTCATTATAAAACCACATAATATACCTCTTGGTATATTTATGCGTTAGTGAGAGGTAATCCTTAGTGGGTCAGCTTTAAGCCCTTTCATGAACCCCGGCGATACACAAGCATTATAGGCAGCTGGCCTACCTTGAATAGTGGAGATTCTGTCCCCTACCACGCATACTACTGGTGGTGGATCCATAACACATCTTGGTATACCAAATGAATCGTGGATAGAAAGAATACCATCAATAGTAGTATTCACACCGCCAAACTCTTTTGTATAGTAGCCTTGCATTTTATCAATCATATATCTTGCCATGGCAGGAGTTATAGCATAGGCATGAGTGCCTTCAAACTTATTGATATCCATAAATGATACTTGTTCATCTGGACGTTCGTAATCTTCTGCCTTTAGTACTCTATATCCAAGCATTACTAGTTTGTTATCTGGTATCTCCGTATCATAGAGTTTATCTTTTAAAATCGCATCATGTTCAAACACACAGCATGCAGTTGGCTGTTCTGCTATCACTCTCCAAAGTTTAAGATGGCTAGCAGTGCATCCCATTTCTGGAGTTCTAGATACCCACGTGAACCCTGTTACAGCCTCTAGATCCTCACCTCTTGTTGTTTCCATACTAACTCCTTCCCAGAGTGTGTATGGCATACCATGCTCTTCACAGGACCTAGCACATTCGTTTGCATATTGAATAGATTCAGGCTTATTAATATAGATGATATAGGCATGGCGAATTTTACCTGTCTCACCAAACGCCTTATGGTTAGATCTATCTAGTTCCATACTATCGCCACCAATAGTCTTCTCGCCCTTTATCTTATGGCCTCTAACTATTACGCTGCCCAAACATCCTCCCAAGAACCACTTAGTGCGCCCTTGGCATAATCCGTTGCTCTATTCTCAAAGAAGTTAGTATGGGTAGGAGCATTAATCATCTCCTCAACCCAAAGTAATGGATTCTTCTTTACTTTGAAGATGCCTTTCATCCCAAGCGATATGAGACGTCGATCAGCGATGTATCGGATATACTTCTTGACGTCTTCCGAAGTAAGATTCTCCATCTCTCCCCCCTCGAACGCCAAATCAATAAATTGATCTTCCAATTCGACCATCTTAGTTGCAATAGTATAAATTTCAGATTTAAGTTCATCATTCCACAACTCCCTATTCTCTTCGATATAGGTTCTGAATAACTTAATCATTGCTTCGGCATGTTGAGTTTCATCAACAATACTCCAGGTAATGATCTGGCCCATCCCTTTCATCTTGCCATGGCGTGGAAAGTTAAGTAGCATAATGAATGAACTAAACAATTGCATGCCTTCAGTGAAGGCAGAGAATGCAGCAATGTTTTGTGCAATTCTCTTTTTGTCACTCTTTGTAAACTTTGCTAGATAGTCATGCTTATCCTTCATTGCTTGATATTCTAGGAACTGATTGTATGTATCTTCCGGCATGCCTAAAGTTTCAATCAAATGAGAATAAGCAGCAACATGTAATGCTTCGCGAGCAGCAAAGCCAGCCAGCATCATTCTAATCTCAGGCTGAGGAAAAAATGGAAGATAGGTCTTGATGTACCCGCCAGCAACATCAATATCGCCTTGAGTAAAGAATCTGAAGATCTGTGTTAAGAACTTCTTCTCATTATCGTTTAGCTTATTCTTCCAATCTTTTAGGTCTTCTAGCATTGGTACTTCAGTATGCAGCCAATGGCTCTGCTCATGCTTCAACCAAGCGTCATAGGCCCATGGATAATTGAATGGCTTAAAGTATGATCGTTCATCTGTAAGTACTAACTCTTGCTTTGTTGTCATTTGTTTTTCCTATTTCTCGATCCAACCTGTGATAATATATTTTTCACCACTTAATGGTTGATTGCCTCTATGAGCATGTGTGAAGTATGCAGGCCAAATCAACATCTGACCCATAACTGGTTTAAATCTAACTTTTTGATATAGAAATTCTGTTTCACCACCATCATCAACTGTATTAAGATATAATGAAAACGCAAGCAGCCTGCGGTGGGCCCTGCCCCCTGCTCCATGCTCATGATGCCAAACATGATAACCTTGGCCAGGTACAGTTTTCTGTACCTTTGAGTCTTGTATTGATAACTTTTTCTCAGCATCAGGGAATCCAGCTAAACCTGGGTAAGCCCTACAATACTCCTTCAGGCACTGTTCCATCAATACTTTACTAAATTCATTTGAATGAATATAGACTTCGGCAAGTTCAGGATTCTTTTCCAACATAAACTGAGAAATATGTAAACCATTAGCAGTAGTTGATAAATCATCTTTACTAAATGGTGATACATTCTCACTTGATTGTCTGTTAACAACCATCCCAGCTTTTTCCGCATTCTTGAAGAAGCGTATATAGTTATCACACTGTTGCTGACTATATGCTTGATCAAACACACCAATAAAGTCATCTCTTATATGAAATTTCATTTGAACCATCCCTGAATCCATTCAATTAATATTGCCAGAGCCCAAATTATAAACATCCACTTAATTATAAATGCACCCACTGGATCACTTTCGCCATCGTTGTCAAACGCTTTCCAGTTTATATTATAATTATCACTCTTGGCTTTTTTAAGCGCTTTTGGTCTTTTAGCATTTAAAGACCTCTGTGTTGTCTTGTAGTAACCACCACCAGCACCTTCAGTTGTGCGGATATATCTCTGGCCATTTGATTTTGTGGTTACAGTTCTTCTAATACCTCTACCACCCTTCATAGTACTACCAGCACTGTGAGAAGTAGTGGTACCACCATAACCTCCTGGTCCTTGGCTTATGGTTCTTGATCCCTGCTTAGTTGTTTTTCTATAGTTAGCCATTAGCCTTCACATGCCAAGCATTCTGTACCTTCTGTTAAAGCCTTGATATCAATTTACTTCTTTTCCTCCACGTTGCCATTCACTTATGTTGGCACAACGGTTGATGTGTTGTATGGTATATCAGCTTCGGCTTCACTAAGTAATTCAAACTTTTCCTGGAAGTCTTCATCTAAAGAAACAAAAATACGGACTCCACCATCATGGTAATTTATAACCCAATAGCCTAGTCTGGCTGGCACACTTCGACCACCTGTTTGAACAATAAATGAATCAGCTGTTAGTGTGTCGGCAGTAGCCCACCCAGAGGCGTTGACCCAGGCATAAACATCATTGATGGTTTCTGCCGTGACCTGCTGGGCTTCGATCTTGAATGGTTTTCTTTTAAAATGTGGCATTGTTTATCCCTCGCATGCTAGGCACTCAGTGCCTTCTGTTAAAGCCTTAATATCTATCTCCTGAATAATCTCACGCTCGATCTTCTTGGCAACCTTATCAGCCTTACCAATTTTCTCAGAACGACAATAGTATAGAGTCTTTAGTTCATGTTTCCACGCCATATAATGTACAGCATGAAGGTACTTGACATTAGCGTTTGGTCTAAAGAATAGATTAACTGATTGACCTTGATCAATGAATTGCTGACGGTCAGCTGCATGTTCAATAATCCATCGCTGGTCAATTTCCATTGCAGTCTTGAATACATCTTTTTCATAATCTTCTAACCCATCCAAATGTTGTACAGAACCATCGTTAGCAATAATAGACGACCAAATCTCTGGTAGCTTATCTTCGCTATATTTACTCTTTAGTAAATTATTTAGATATTTGTTCTTATAAAAGTATGCTCCTGAAAGAGTGTCCTGTCTAAATCCGTTGGCCCTATATGGTTCAATTGAAGGGCTGGTGTTACCCATAATGATACTGCTAGAAGCATTAGGAGCAACAGCCATAAGATGGCTAAAGCGTAGACCTGTTCCTTGAGCATCTGGCGCCTCACCCCTTTCCTTCCCCAACTGCTTATTAGCTTCATTTAACTTCTCTCTAATGTTTTTAAACATTCTCATGTTTGCTGACTTAGCCATTGCAGATTCAAATGCTAACATATTCTTTTGGAGGTAGGCGTGGAACCCTAGCGCGCCAACTCCAATTGATCTTTCTCTTGTTGCTGAGTACACAGCTCTGTGGACTGGCTTTGGTGCATTATCAATAAAATGCTGTAATACATTATCTAGCATTTCTGCAACATCACGTAGGAACCTTTTATCGTCCTTCCACTCATCATAGTACTCTAGGTTTACAGAGGATAGACAACAAACTGCGGTTCTCTTCTTGTCGGTTGGTAGAATAATCTCAGAGCAAAGGTTTGATTGCTTTACAGTCAATCCTTTATCCTTTAACCACTGAGGAAGGTACTTGTTAGAAGTATCAATAAAGTGGAGATATGGTTCGCCTGTCATCATTCTTAGTTCAAGAATTTTCTGCCAAAGCTCTCTTGCTGATACCTTCTCCTTTACTTCACCTGATGCTGGGTCAACTAGTTCCCAGGTATCATCTGCATTAGCATCTGTCATACACTTCTCAATAAGTTGCATAAACTTATCAGGAATATTAATGCCATGGTGAAGATTCAAGCAACGAATATTCTGATCACCAGTTGGCTTTCTCATTTCCAAAAATGGAATAATATCTGGGTGGCCAATGTCTAGATACGCTGCATAAGAACCTCTGCGAGTTCTACCCTGACGGTAGGCAAGACAAGACGAATCATAGATCTTTAGGTGGGGCATGATACCAGTAGACTTCTCGTCAGCTGATCTAATACCTAGACCAATACCAACACCACCACCAAGCATCGAGAGCCAATTAGTTTCTGAAAGAGTGTCTACAAGGCCTTGGGAAGAATCATCCATGTAGTTGAGGAAGCAGGAGATAGGTAGGCCCTTAGATGTTCTACCGTAAGACAGAATAGGTGTAGAGTAAGATAACCAATGCTTAGAAGAATAATCGTACAATCTCTGAGCATGCTTTTCATCTGTACCAAATGCTTTTGATACAAAAGCAAAACGATGTTGAGGCGATTGTTCATCATCACGCATGTAAGATTCTTTCATTCTCTTCATGCCATGGTCGTCAAATAGAACGTCTCTCGAAAGGTCGATGTTGATGTCTAGATATTTCATTTCAGCCCTCGGGTGATTGTAGTTTAATAATAGAGCATTGTTTACCATCATCTGATATAACCCATGCTAAATTATCACCCTCTTTCCAACCCACATGCTGCATAAGATCAGGAGGAAATAAAATAACTAGTTCACCATTCTCTTCAACTACCTTCGTAGTCCATACTTTTGCTTCATATTCACTCATTATACTTTCTTCCATTTTTGTAGTTCTAATAATGCTTCCATGCCTTTCTTGGCATTTCGGTATACTATACCAGAAATCTCCTCTTGACTCAACCCACTTAGGACCATATCATTAACATCTTTATGCTGAATGGTAGGTGGCCAAAAAGTTACTCTGTATCCTTTATCTATCATCTTTTTCATACGCTTGACAGTGTCTACATTGCGAGGTTCATTGTCAAAGCAGAAAATAAGTTTATTATTTAGTCCAAGCTTCTCGACATCACCATTGTCGCCACCAGCCATAGCAATAGAGTTTGGTAGGAACAGCGAATCAATAGGACCCTCTACCACAATAATATCTTGGTTAATATCAATTGTATCAAGACCAAACAGCCTAGGTTTAGTCTCATCCAGGACAATCGTAATGTATCGAATTTTATCGTTGCTGAGCGCTCTACCTTGATAACCAAACATTGTCCCTTCTCGGTCAATCAATGGTATCATTAACCTGCCACTATCAACATCAGTGTTTTCAAACTTACCAGGAATCAACTTATTGGTAAACTCTTTGAACTTAGGACAGTAGTAGAGTAGGTAGTGCTTATTGGAAGGGATCTGTCTACTGACCACATACTTCTTGGCAATATGGTCTGGTTGTAGCTGGGAGACCTTCTTTAGCTCTTTCAGTGGCTCAAACTTCTCAAATCTCCTCTTAGCAAACTTAGACATATCAGGCTGAAATACGTTCGCAGAAACAGTCGAGGTAACGGCTTGCGTCGCCCTCTCCCTATACTTCTCGAGAACATATTCCTTATGTAATACTGGGTCGACAAATTTAAGAGCACTGTCAAAGCTCGTAGAGACACCACAATTATGGCAATGATAGACCACATACCCCTTAGAGTTCTCTAAGAGATATCCTCTTGTCTTGTATTTATTGTTCTTAGAGTCGCCGCAGTAGACGCAGCGAAAGTTAGCCTGGAACGGCTTCTGCTTTTTTACTTTATATCTTGGGAACTTGCTAGAGGCAAGGTTAGCATACTTAATATCAATCCAAAGCATCTTATAACCCTAATCAGAATGGCGACACGCTGATTATACAGAGAGAGGGCTGAAAGGTCAACTATTTCCTTTTGCTATGCATATTGATAAACCAATGTGCAAGCTGCTTTTTTCTCGGGGATGCTGAGCTGGATGATCTAACTTTCTTTAGTTGAGCAATTGATTTACCTTTCAAGCCATGGCGTGCCATATCGCCCTTATCTTGAGGGTTACGGCCGTCGATAAAGTTTTCTAGGAATTGCTTAAATTTCATGTTTTTCGTACACGGTTATTATATAATTTTCTTGGTTGACAATATACTTTTTTTCGTCATTAAATAACACTGATCTCGTTTTAATTTTTGAATAAGGATCAGTTAAATTTAATGGTAACGCATATTTGCTTATTGCGCATGATATATTTACATTATTTGTAATATCAAGCACCTTAGTAAGTTTTAATTTTGGCTTTAACAAATCAGGAACGCTAAAGTTTTCAAAATGCGAGCGATGTTCAGCCACTATTAATTTACCGCCGGTCTTTAAAATTCTAGCACACTCTTTAAAATATGTTTCGTGGGGAAGATAATATCCACTTGCTTCAATCGATGTTATAACATCGACACTATCATCACTCAAAGGTATATCAGTAGCTTGACCTACATAGAAATCAATATCCTTACACCAACTTCTACAAAAATTTATTTGCTTTTGACTTGGGTCAACACCAATAATTTTACTGAATGTAAAATTGTCTTTGGCAAAATCAACTCCACCGCCGCGGCCACAACTAAGATCTAAGTAAGTTCCTGTAAAACATTTTCCTACTGTTAGAGCTTTATAATAAAGGTGAGCTTGATATTTAAAAAATTTATTATTCAAATTTAATTTGAATAACACCTCCGATACTGGTAGATTGTATTCATCCAATTCAACGTACCCATCATTCATGAATATTACTTCATCACTAAATTCAAACTGCTCATACTTATTAATTGGTGCAATAAGTTTTTTTTGTATGTCCTGTCTATCCATAATTTAATTACACGACTATGTGAATTCGCTCTTGTTGCTCCCTAAACCGTTCAACTTGATATTTAATTTCTTCTGGAGAAGTAGCTAACAAGCTACGATCATCTGGTGCTTGTCTAGCATATTCCCTTCTTAGCTCAATATATTTTTCCCACATAGCTGCATTATGAATTGCATCTATAGGGGTCACTTTCCTAGCATCATTCGGGAAAATGTTGAGACTACCCAAGCGACCAATCCTGCTGCCCCCACTACGATCCAACGCCATTTGTTGAGTTCCTCGATCTTCTTCGCTTGTGATCTATGCTGCTCGGCGACTTCCTCGCGCATTGCTTTGATTTCTTGTAGCAAATCAATGCGCAATTCATCCATCATTGATTGTAATTCTTTACGATCATCAATGGTTCGTTCGTCGAGTTTCTCAAGAGTCTTGTCAAACTTTTCGTAGATTACAGAGAAGAAGCTGACCTTCTCTCTCATGGCAGCTACTTCCATTTCTATTTTTGAAAGTCTATTTTCAAAATCAATCATTTTTGAAATGCTCTTCTCGGTGATGTTTCTTTCATTTTTTTAGTTTTCTTTTTCATCATATTTATAAATTTATTATAAACACCAGCAGGACCTGTTTTACCCATCACTTTTGCGCGTTGCTCCATGGCAATCGCTGCTTGTATTTTATGAGCATGGCTCCGACCGCTATCTTCAATTTTACTTACACTTGCTTTCGCATCACCAGTTGTAGCAAATTTAAGACCATGTATAGTGCCTTTTGGATTTTCATCTGTGTATAAATCACTATGCTGCTTACTGCCTGCAGGTTGACCTTCTTTTCTTGGAATGCGCGCTTCGCTCTCTTTTTGAAGAGCAAGTTTACTACGAAAATATAAATTTGCCGCTCCAGCCTTTGCTCTTGTGGATAGTGGTAATGATTTATCTTTTCTTAATTGTTTTGTGGCACGAACTAAACTTCGATCATGTTTTGCTTTATCTTGCGGTGATTTAGAATAATGGTATCCAGTATCATGTTTCTGGAATGCTGCATCTAATTTATCCGTTGGAGCACCACCACGATTTCCAAATCCACCATAGTTTCCGTGGAAGAAATTTCTTTTGAGTCCTTTTTGTGCAGGTATTGAGCTGAGTGGACCTTCAAAAATAAACTGTTTAAATGTTTTCATTTATTTTCATTTAACCAAATAACCTGCAGCGTTAGTTTGATTTTTCTTTTTGCCCCTAGCTATCCACGTGGCAAGTTCTCGATCAGACATTCTTTCGTAGATACTTGGTGGGTCTTTTTCCTTAATATTATACATAGTTTTTAGAAGGTATGCTCGGGTGGCATCATCACTTATTCTTTCTATACACAGCATATCACTTGCTTTTGTTTTCCAGATATTTGGAAATAAGCCATGTACTAAAAGTATAAATGCAATTTTCCATGCACGCAATAAATGCGTTAGATATGATTGACCAGTCTCATGTAGGTGGGACATCTCTTTCTAGCTCCGCTTGTGGTGTTGTTGGTGTCACGGGTGGTACGATAGTTTTTAGAGGTTTTGGTGGGCCCATAAGTTCGTTTGGTGGAGATGGCATTTCAATTTTTGGAACTAATCGTGTTAGAGGATTGCCACAACCAGCAAGAAAAATAAAAAAGATTGCTACAAGATATTTCATTTTGCTTCCTCCTTCTTCCAAGGCATATCTGGTAACTTAATATCTAATCCACGATCAGCATTCTGCTTGTCAATAGATGCTTTTGTTTCAAGAATCCATGATTGTAGGCTTACAAGTTGCTGAGCATTCTGCAAGCAAACAGAATAATTTGATAATACAGTGCCAAGTGCCTGATTATCTTTGACTACAGAGTCTGTATCGTCTGAAGCCAAATCAGGATTTAATTCATTACCAAGAACAGAGGTATCGTGTAGATAAACCCAACCATTTGTAAGATTGAATTTGCCAGGTACTTGTTGTTGTGCAGCATCACGATAGATTGTTTCTCTCTGAGTTACGACTTTAATTTTGTCAACATACTCAGTAACAACACGCTCTTTAATATTTAATTGTTCTTTTTCAAGTTCAACTTTCAGCTGCTCTGCTTCATTTGCAGCCTGCTGAATCATTACTTCGCCTGCGTCAGTGCCTTTTTTGTAGCCAGCAGCAAATGCGCCACCGACTATAAAGATCACAGCGAG